ATGAAGTATTCTTTTTCACCCTTTTCGTTTTGTTCTATAATTACAGGTTGAACTGCGTAATCATTAAACTCTGATATTAATTTCATTGATAATTTCCTCTATCTTTGTATCCTTTTCAATCAAATCATTCATAATAATACGGATATTGTTAAATTCTTTCTCTGCTTCTCTTACACTTGTAAAAGATTCACTTAATTTGTTACCATCTATGATGATATTGAAGTCTTCATTAGTTCTAGTTAAGACTACATTAACTCTTTGTTCTCCTATTTCAACGAAGTTTCTTTTAACTTCAAATGCATTAAACGGAATATCATTACGAGATTCGTTTAATTCAGTTAAAACAGAAGAGAAACTTTTCATTACTCACCTGTTGGTTCAGTTGTTGGTGCATCTACCCAGTCTACTTGCATCTCAACTCTTTTCATATCAACTGCATCTGCAGCCTTTTGTTTAATACCTTGTGCAATACTTGTCTTTGCATCTTGCAGTTGACCATTTTCTATTTGGTCTACTATTTGTTTTGCAATTTCACTACTCATTATTAGAATCCTCCAAAGTCATCATTATCTTCATCTCCACCTTCATCTTTTTCGGTGTTGATTTGTTTATCAATTAATTTTATATCCTCATCTGATTGCATTAAAACATATTTTCTAACCCAATCTTTAGAGTAATACTGTCCAACATACTCTGATACTTGTCCGAGAGTGTCTATTCTCTCCTTTAGTATCTCTGCATCTTTCAACTCTGTAAAGTGGTTGTCGGTTGCAAATTGAAACTGAACAAATTCTTTTACTGTACTATCATACTCTTCTGCATTGATTATCTCTTTTAGAACTAATTGTGTTCTAAGGATATCAATGAAAACCCTTGCAAACTTCTTCTGAAGTCTGTTAGTGAACTTATTAAACTTAAGTTCATCTCTATTAATCTCTGAAGCACGACCCATGTTAAATCCATTGTCGGCCTCCATTCTAGAAGCAGGTACATTAAGAGATTGATATAACTTCTTCTTGAAGTATTCTATATCATCTATGTCTGCAAGGTTTTGTCCACCAGGCAATGTACTAATCTCTGTTCCTCTACCACCCTCTCTTCTAGGTAACCAAAAATCTTCTAACATACTCATATGTTTTCTATCATCTTTGATTTCACCAGTATCTGCATTGTAAACAAGTTTATTCTTATACTTGTTCATTGTCTCTGCAAGGTACTGTTCTGCCTTTGCCTTAGGTAAGTTACCTACATCAATATAAAAAATTCTTCTTTCAGGAGCCCTTGATATACGGTATATAACAAGTGCATCTTCCATCATTGATAACTGATTTGCAGTCTTCAATGCCTTATGCAAATACCCGATTACAACATTCTTTGTGTAATCAAGTAGACCTGAAGTAGTATATGATACAGCCTCGGGTGCAATTTTAACTGTTGTTCCTTCTGTTGCAGAAGACTTATCGAATCCTCTGTCATTAAACATGTAGAACTCTTCCATCTTTTTGATTCGTTCTATACCTGTCTTAGGGTCTTTATCCTTTTCAACATGTCTAACTTTTTTAATTTTTAATGGGTCTACGTTCCTTAAGTCTACTATACCTAATTTAGGTCTTTTAGAGTCAACGACTTTATGGAAATATACTCTTCCATCAACGTACCACTTTCTGAATATTTCATGAGAGTTCTGATTGAACTTCATCATCCCTAAGATGTGATTAAACTCGTCTTGTATCTTTCCTTTGATACTATCAGAGAGTTTAACGTCTCTCAAGTCGAGTGTCACAATCTTATCTGAAACATCAGACGTGATACACTCATTAACTATGTCTTCGATTGCAGAGTCACACTCTGGCACCAAAGAAGTTTCACGATATCTACGAATGAGTTCTGCCTCATTTTTGATACCACCTTCCATGTCGACATAGGCACCATAAGCACCTCCTGCGACATAACCTGCCTGTTGAGCAATGACGGGTGTTCCATCATCATCAACTGGTGGCACGAATGACTTAGCATTCGGTGCCTCCGTATTCCTTAACTCGTCTTTTTTACGAGTAATTTCGTACCCAAATAATTCCATACTAATATTTATACCACCTAAATGTGGTGATATTCACAACTATTTACTTAACTCTATCCCAATGCGAGTATGAGAACGTAACTTCAAATGTTTCCAATGCAGAAGCCTCATCACTTGATAAAGAGATAGCGTTTATTGCATTTGGGAAAATATTAAAGAACTCATATCTAGCAAGGACGGAGTCGTCTTTATGTAACTGTTCAACATATGCACGAGAAAGTAAATAATCCGTGTTTGTTGATGCATCAGTTGTAGTCAATGAAGCAATATCTTCTTGCCATGCCTCTAAAGCAGTTCTAGAAGAAAATTCTACATCATTTATTAATGTGATTGTCCAGTCTTCAAAAGTCCTATCTCCTGCGAGTTTAAGATTTTGTCCTCTGAATGGTACACTAATAACATTTACACTAGCAGCAGGAATCTGAGCAGCAGAACATAAAAATTCTATCTTTTCTCCACTTCTAGGTATAAAGACTCTGTATCTGTTTGCCCTAGGGCCTCCACCTACAAGTTGTGCTTTAAATTGGTCTATTGTTGCCATTTATATACTCCTGTTATACTGCACTATAAATTTCTTCAAACTCAATCCCTGACCTTGCAGCCACGAAGTTAAGTGTAATGAAGTTGATTGATTTAGCAGGTTTTACAAAGATTGAACAAACAAATTCGTTTCTATCAATCACTGAATCAGTATTGTTTGTTTCGTCACAAACTACTGAAAAGTCTACTAAACCTCTTCTGTTCTTAACATCTCTTAGGAAAGGTTCTACTGCACTTCTAAATTGAGCACGAGTGAATGCATCATTGTATTCAAATAATTGTGCTTTAGCGGCAGTTGCAATTGCCTTTTCTAGGACAATGAATAGTCTTCTTACATTGACTCTATCGAATGCAGAAGGACTTGTTAATGCAGTTTTATCTCCGAACAATACTGTTCCTTGACCTGCAAATGTAACTATTGGGTTGATTCTTGCACGATATAAGTCGTCTCTTGAAGACTTCTTAGGATTAAATGCAAGTTTAGTAATACCTAAGTATTGACCTCTTGAGAATCCAGCAGGTGAGAACCATGCATCACTCAATAAGTCTGACCTTGCCATAATACCTGCAGTGTGTCCATTTCCTGGCACCCAACAGTATCTGTCGTTAAATCTGTCGTATTGGTATACCCAACCACTGTCTAATACTGCGTAAGAACTAGATGTCACGTTTGTGAAATCAGTCTTAACATTTTCAACTTGAGTAGATTCTAATGCGACATTAACTAGTGAACTTCTTCTTGGAGAAGCAACCAGCATACAGTCTTTTCTATCTTCACAAAGTAATACTAATTGATTTAAAATTGTGTTATGGTCTGCAATAGTGTCTTGTTCTGTTCCACTACCGTTATCTGTTCTTGTTGAACCAACTAAGACTAAAGAGATGTCTATTGTTTCTGCATCTCCGAAGTGTGTTGTGTAAGCGTCTGTTTTTTGTCCTGCAGTACCTAATCTTCCATCACTTCCACCACTAAATCCTGTTTGTAATGGTAATAAAGGTTGTCCGAATGCAGTTCCACCAGCAACTGTTGCAAGTGTTCTTGATTCTGTTGCAGATGTGTGAGTTGTAGTAGCGTTACCTGACCAATAAACATAGTCTGAACCTCTTGCGAGTACATCTCTGTAGTAGTTAGAACGACCTTGTTCATCTTTAGCATCTGATGCCATTGATAAGAACCCGTATGTTTCTAATACTTCGCCTGGAATTCCTGTTAATAGACCTTCTTCGTCTAAAACAACAATATGACACTCGTCATTTACTGCACCTACTTTAATTGCGTTTGCAGATGAGCCTGGTGCCTTATCGAATAAGTTGTGGAATTTCCAATATCTATCGATAGTAGTTCCATCAGGGACTGCAACTGTTAAACCTGTCTTTGTTGGTGTTCCTATAGTCTCAATTGTTAATGTTACTGCAGTCGGTGTTGTTAATACTTTATATTGTTGTGAGTGGTTTGCAAACTGTACTATGTCTCCAATTTGGAATACATTACTACCGTCTACCTCAACTGTTGTTGTTCCTACTGCAAGGTCTACTGCAGAATCTCCTGAAACACTGTTAACAGCGGTTACTGCATCATTGTAATATGCATTTGAAGAAGCACATACTTCTACTGAAAGTGAATTACCTAATGCTCCTGCATATTTTGATATAAATGTTCCTACCGTTGATGCTTGTGAACCGTCTCTATAATCTTCTATATATTGTTCATTATTTTTTAGTAGTTTAGACCCACCTAATGCGTTTGCAGAAAGTAATCCTGTTGAATTTAATCTTACCACTCTCAATGAAGAACCATATTTTAAGAAAGATTCTGCAGTAAAATAGTCTTCTGAACCTGCTTCTGTATTTGCAGGATTACCGAACACACTATTAAAACCTTTTGAATCTGAAACTGTTATTACTTCATCAACAGGGCCCCATTGAAATGAACCAGCGAATGCACCAGTTGTGCTTGAAACTGCTGGTACAACATTTGTAAGGTCGACTTCTTTGACCTGTACGCCTGGTGATACTTGAAATGCCATACTTTTCTCCTGTTAATGTAAAAAGTTTGTTTTACTTGATATATTTATAACTTTAATAACTCTAACAAATAAATTAATTAAGAAATATTGAACCATCTATCCCCTGTAGAATCTACAAAAGTCTCGGGTTCATCATAAGAACCACTACCAAAATGACCTGCTGGTAGAATATCATCTTCTATCATTTTCTGTTGTTCCGAATACAGTAAGTCTTTAACTCTAGTATCTGTTAAGTGACTAAAGTATTCAGTTGTTATAAACCATGCAAACAATACATTGTTCATAACCAAATCATCATTATAACCTCTATCAGCCTCATATGAGTTACCTTTGATAACAAAGGTCATTAGTTCGGTTATAGTTGCTCTGTCTACTATATTTAGTCGATTCTCTTCTAGTATTTCTTTTAGAGTAGAACAACCAATTCTCTTAATTCTTTTATTCATTGTTACACCGATATCTTCTGCCTTAGTTTGTCCTTGTGTAAAGACACTAGGGTACTCTATATCATAGTGCAACTGTTGTGCAACCATTCCACCTTCAGCATTGTTTTCTATAATTACGAGTGCTTCGTTGTATGGTCTAACATATTTATTAATTATGTCTGCCAACAACATAGGTGATGTTGTGTTATTCCTATAAACCAATACTTGTTCAAATGGTTGGGTTGATACATCAAATATTGTAAAGGTAGAATAGTCCAATCCTTTACCTTGTGATACATCAACTGTACATATATAGTTATGATTTTCTATAGGTCTCTTATATAGACTTATTCCATCTTTAACCCAATCCGAATCTATAGATTTTAAACCTAGTAAAGTGTTTGAGTTAATAAGAGTCGACCCAGTTCCTAAGAATGAGTTACCATACTCCTGTTCAAACTGTGCTTCAGAAGTGTTTGCAATGGTCTCTTTCTTCCATGCTTCGTCTCTGCCTGGCACGTCATACCAGTTGATGGTGAATGATTTATATTCTGATTGGTCATGTATCGCACTCTCATATATCTTATGGAACATGTTACCAACACCATTTGCAGTAGAGGTAATAATAACCTTAGAGTCCTTACCCGAGGTAACAACGGGATATGTTGCAGTATAGAATGTCTCTGCATCATCTACGAATGCAAACTCATCTAAGTATAGCAAGTTAATTGACATACCACGAATTGAACTTGAAGATGTTGCGGCCGCAACGAC